AAGGCAATGCGGAGCTCACTGTAGGATCAACAACCTATGTTTCACCTACTGGAGACATACAGGGAACTGCAGGCTACTACGGCTTCAGTTCCGAAGTTAATTTGAATTTCGGTGAGAATGACCCGCCAAATTATGATAATGTGCCAACAGCGGCAGAATTTCCAGGTCTTGGAAACCCAGCTTCAGCATACGTTCCTAATTTGACATCACCCGGGCCCGGATCACTTGACGCAAGAGACCAAGCGCCTTTTGCCGGATCGCTTCCAGATGCCTTCACGGCAACGACAAAGCAGTTCGGTCGCGGCGGCGGAACAACTATCTCACCAAATAATTCATCTACTTCTATAGCAACTCAGACATTAGCCTCATCTTTAGGTAGAGACTATTCATATACAACAAGCGACGAGGTAGTGACTTAAACCGCCATGATGCGCGTCGTTCATAATCGCTTAGGCGACGCCAATACTGGTGCTGGATATGGTACTACGAAGACAAAATCTTCGGGACAATCTTATCCAGCACCATCGACGTATCCATACGATGTTGTTGATAAGCATTATGATGACGAAGAAGATCCAGAACTTGTTGATGCCATCGTGAAGAAAACAGGTATGAGTTCTATAGCACGCGGCCCAGCACAGTGGCGAAATGATAGAAGCTCACTTACAAAGGTGCGTCTCGATCTATTTGAAAGCTACTTACATGAGATTGAAATAAAACAAGGCATCTCACCCTTTCCATTCAGCACACTTTATAAGCATTTTGATGGTCCTGCGACAGGTGGGACTAAAACAAACTTTGCCTACAGGACCGGACCTGGCAAAATGCTTAATGCGACAACACGAGGTTGGTCTCAAGCACAAGATTTTGATCCAATTGGAGACAAAATCAGAATCAATGATATATTTGATTCAATCGATCCCGATAAGAGATCTTTACTTAAAGCAAACCTCATGATTAAAATGTCGCAGAAAGATGACAAGTAAACATATAATTAAATGACGTACAGGAGTTCAAATGTCTAAATCGCTGTTTGAGGAGGCAATAGCAGACGCAAAGCAATTGCGCGAAGTTGCCGAACAAAACGCGAAGAGCGCAATTCTTGAGGCAGTCACGCCAAAGATTAAGCAGTTCATAGAGTCACAGCTTATTGGTGATTCTGCGCTTGTTTATGAGCGTGATTCACAAGATTTTATAATGAGCGCTCTTAGCGAATCTGACGATGATGGTAGTGACGAAGATGTTCTTGTCCCACCGGGCAAGGCAAAGAAAGAAAAGATGGAAGAAGCCGACGAGCAGAGCGATGAAGTTGAGCTTAGCGAGTCTGCATTGGCGTCGCTCGTCGATCTTTTCACCAAAAAGAATAACGCAAGGACAAAGATCGAAGACCTTCGAGAAGTCTTCAATAAACTGAGTGCAGAAGATCAGATCGCATTGCTTGAGATGATTAAAGATGATAAAACTAGCAATGATGAAGAAAGTATGCACGAGATAGACCTAGATATGCAAAGGATGTCTAGGGCTAGCAAATCAAAAGATGCGAAACAATCAGCATCAGGAGACAAGACAATGAGCAAGTCAATGAAAGAAAAAATCTACGAGCTTGATCTTGATGCGATTAATGAAGATAAAATCGTTATCGATTTCGGGAATGACGTAACTCTTGACAGAGAAAACCCATATTCGGTTTTAGTTTCTGACTCTGATGAAGAAGAAGAAGAAGTCGAAGTTATGGAGCCTGAGGAAGACGAAGAGGCACCTCCCGAGGATGGTGAGTCTGAGCCTGCGCCTGAAGAAGGAGCAGTCGAGTCTGCAGTTTACGAAATTGATGAAAACATGCTTCGCTCAGAGCTTTTCAAGCTCCGTGAAGCAAAGTCATCCAAGGCAAAGAAAGCCAAAAACCCCGCACAAGCAGCAGCTGACGCTTTCGGTGGCGGAAAACTCCAAGAGATGGATAAAATTGTCATGAACAAATTTGCCAATATCAAGGAAGCATATAACAATGAGGTCCGCAAGAATCGTGATCTCCAGCAACAGCTCAATGAATACAGGAACGGCATTGAAACGCTCCGTGAGCAACTCTCAGATCTAAATCTCTTTAATGCAAAATTGCTTTATGTCAATAAGCTTACACAAGCATCAGAGGTCACGTCAGATCAAAGACGTGCCGTTGTTGAAGCTCTTGACGGCGCAAAGACGCTTAGAGAGGCAAAGATAATTTACAAGAGCCTATCTGAGTCTCTTCCAAGACGTAATTCTGCGTCTTTGACTGAATCAGCACGTAGACTCTCACCTGGCCAGTCGTCACGTCCCACCACATCAGGCAGCAGCACAAGGCTCAATGAGTCTACCGAGCTTGATCGTTGGGCAACACTGGCAGGAATTAAGTAATTTTAAGGAGTATTTCAAATGTCTAAGTCATTTTCTCTTAAGACTCTCACAGAGGGTATTTCCGACCGCAATAACAGCGCGGAAGGCAACCGCCTCGTTGAGAAGTGGACTCGCACCGGCCTCCTTCGCGGCCTCGAAGGCGTCAAGCGTGACAACATGGCACGCCTCCTCGAGAACCAGGCAGCACAGGTCCTCCGTGAGAGCAACAGCCTCTCACAGGGCGGTGGCAACCTTTCTTCTTCTGGCGACCTCCGTGGTTTCACCTCAATCGCATTCCCAATCGTCCGCCGTGTCTTCGGTGGCCTGGTCGCAAATGAGCTGGTCTCCATCCAGCCCATGAGCCTCCCCTCCGGTCTCCTCTTCTACCTGGACTACACCTACGGAACAGACATTGGTGGCGATGCAAGCCTCACCAACGGTACTTCAGCTACAAGTACAGCCACCTACAAGTCAGGCCAGTCGATCTACAACAACCCCACCGGCCGCGGCATCCAGAGCGGATCTCTCGCAACTGGCGGTCAGTACGATCTCGTCGGCACAACCTACAGCAAGGTTCACAAGTTCGCATCGGGACTTGACCTCCTCGCTTCGGGTGCTTTCGCCGGCAGTGCAACTTTCACCAACGGTGCCAAGGCTCACGCTACAGGAACCGACGGTCGTCTCCTCCAGTTCGACCCACAGGTCACCAACCTCATCGAAGCTGACACCACACTCAGCGGTAACGGCCAGTTCCAATTCCTTGTCATCGGTACAGACAGCCTCTCTGGAAGTCAAGGCGAAGTCTTCGACTCAACTCAGGTCAAGGACGTCTCACTCTTCTCAGCAACAGCTGCAGCTTCAACAGGCCTCAAGGCTATCGGCGACACAGTACAGGGTGGTTCAAACATCCTCAACATCCGCCGCCTCAATCAGCTCGGTTCTTGGGACGGTGCAGCCTTCACAGTCAATCCGCTTGTTGACATCACACTCAACACCTCGGCGATCCTCATGGTCGTCTCCGGAACCTACCTCCCAGCTGCAAGCACATCTGACGCAACATTCCTCACGGCATCGTTCGCAATCGCAGACTCATTTGCAACTCCAGGCACTTCCGGTGACACTCTCGTCATCCCCTCGTTCGAGTCTGATTTCCAGTCAGCACCCAGCCCAATCATCCCCGAGATCGACATCAAGATTGAGTCAATTGCGGTCACCGCTTCGACTCGTAAGCTCAGGGCTCGTTGGTCGCCAGAATTGGCTCAGGACCTCAATGCATACCACTCACTGGATGCAGAGGTCGAGCTCACTCAGATCCTCTCTGAGCAGATCGCTCTCGAGATCGACCGTGAGATCCTCAATGACCTCCTCACCCAGGCCAATGGCGCTAACTACTACTGGTCACGTTCACCAGGCAAGTTCGTCAACAAGACCTCTGGTGCCGAGATTCTTCGCACAGTCACCTCATCTCTCGTCACTGCACCTGGTCCTAACTTCACCGGTACAGTCCGTGAGTGGTACGAGACTCTCACAGAGACCATCATCGACGTGGCCAACGAGATCCACCGCAAGACTCTTCGTGGTTCGGCCAACTTCATCGTGGTTTCACCCGATGTGGCAACCGTCCTCGAGGCTTCGGTCCTCTACAAGCCTAGCTACAGCCTCGACGGTCAGGGCCAGGTCGGTTCCTCCTTCTCGATCGGTGCAGCACCTATCGGCAGCCTGAGCAACCGCTTCACAGTCTACAAGGACCCCTACTTCCCACGTAACAAGATCCTCGTCGGTTACAAGGGTGGCAGCTACCTCGAGACAGGCTACGTCTACGCTCCTTACGTCCCACTGATCGTCACTCCTACCATCTTCGCTCCAGAGGACTTCACCCCACGTAAGGGTGTCATGACTCGCTACGGCAAGAAGATGGTCCGCAGCGACTTCTACGGCACAGTCACGTGTCTTGACATGAATATTATATAGTTGAATGTAATCTAATTCGAAAGAACTAGATTCAACTATATAGGTGGCGCCTCTCTAACAGGAGGCGC